CTCTGCCGCCGGGCCCGCGAGGCCGGGATCGTCTCGATCGTCGACGGGGCCCACGTTCCCGGCCAGCTGCCGCTCGACCTCGCGTCGTTCGGCGCGGACGTCTACGTCGGCAACTGCCACAAGTGGAGCGCGCGTGTGGGGCGTACCGACAAGCGGTCACCGGCACTGCGGAGCCTCCGCGCCGGCCCGCGCCATAGCACGCGAAACACTACCGTCCCCTTCGCGAAGCAAAGGGCAAGGCTCAAGACCCTCCAGACGATCCGTCGTAGGCGCGCAAGCGCGGGAGGGCTCGGCTAGCGGTAAAGCTACACCTGGACGCGTTCGCCCCTCACGGGGCGTGAAGCCGAGCGCGGAGTAACTCCGCTGCGCTTCGGCGTGCCCCTCTCCCGAAAGGGGGAGGTGCGCCCAAAACCAGGGAGTGCTTTGCCTCTTGAGCCGAGCCGATGGCCCCTAGCGAGATGCTGCTCTGCTCTGTTCGAGACGCTGGTCGACGCTACCGCAGCGTAGTGGGCGCGACGCATCCTCGCGGATTCTCGTCGAAGGCCCAAAACGCGAAAACGGCTTGTTCTGGCCAAAGTCGAAACCGTTAGATAATTCCCCTATAGGTAGACGGACGTTTTCGAGGAGGTGGAACCGAATGCTCGACCCGCGCATCGTGGCCCTCCACGAGGCCGCTCACGCGGTCGTCGGCCGCTTCCTCGACCTCCCGGCCGGCAGCATCTCGATCCTCCCGTCACCTTCGAGCGCGGGTCACGCCTGCGTCGGCGCCGACGTCGAGGACGCGCTATTCGAGGCCCGCGACTACGCGCTACTCGGAGAGGCTTGCCCCGCTCGCGCACGTCGCGCGCTCGAGTCCGCGGCGCTAATGCTGATCGCCGGCGAGGCCGCGGTCTGGCATGCCGAGAAGCTCGTGCTCGTCCCCCCGGTCGAGACCGCCGAGAAGCCGAAGGCGCCGGCCGCATACAGGGCCGACTCTGACGCCGAGCAGCTAGCGACCATCCTTTGGGCGCTCGCGTGGACGGCCGCCGAGAAGAGCGCGCTGAACAACACGCTGATTCGGCGCGCGCAGGCACTCGTCGCGCTGCCTCAAGTCTGGCGCGCGATCGTGGCTATCGCCAACGCGCTGCTCGAGCGCGGCGAACTCGACGGCGCCACCGTCGACGCGCTCTACCACGATCAGATTTGCGAGCTCGCCTAGCGACCTCGCCGAACGGGGCTTCGGCCCACCTAGTACGACCAGGCTCGTTCCCTCACTCGGCCCGCTGCTACAGGTAGCACCGGGGCAACCGACGAGGAGACGAGACGGCGCTGCGCTAGAACCGCACCGCCGGCCGCTGGAGTCCGATCCGACAAGACTCCACAAGGAGAACCACCTCATGATCCTCCACGAACTCAGGCTCGGCCTTGCCGAGCTCGAAGCTTCACGCATCAAGCTCTTCGTCGAAATCGCCAACCTCGACGCGCGCGAAGCCGCCGAAGGGCCGTCCGACGGCCTGACCGAGCGGCGCGGCAATTTGAACCGCGGCATCGAGCGGCTCGACTCCGAGATCCTCACCGTGTCCGAGAAGGTTGTCAGCTCCGAGGCCCGGCACGCCCGGCTGCTCGAGCTCGACGCCAAGGGCGGCCACGAGGACAAGGGCTTCATGCCCGACTTCCAGGCCGCGCGCCCGGCGGCCGCCACCTCGGCGACCCGGACGCAGGACGACGGCCTCCGCACGATCGAGCGCCACGCAGGCGCCATGTCGGCCGAGGGCAGCTACCGGCTCGAAGAGCTGATCCGCCAGGACGACGCCAACGGCGCCGAGAGCCGCTACCTCGCGGCGGTCGGAAACGATGACTACCTGAGCGGATTCGGCAAGATGCTCGTCCATCCGATGGACGCTCAGTACCGGATGACGCCGGCCGAAAACAAGGCCGTCTACGACGTCACCGTAGCGATGGGCGCCCGCGCAATGACCGAGGGCACGGGCAGCGCCGGCGGCTACGCAATCCCGTTCGTGCTCGACCCGACGATCCTCATGTCGGGCGCCGGCACGCTGAATCCGATTCGGCGACTGGCCAAGTCGATCACGCTCTCCGGCAGTAACGTCTGGAAGGGCGTCTCCTCGGACGGCGTGACCGCGAACTGGTACGCAGAGGCCGCCGAGGTGACGGATGACTCGCCGACACTCGTGCAGCCCACCGTGCAGGTGAGACGGGCATCGGCGTTCGTGCCGTTTTCGATCGAGCTCGACGAGGACTACGCAGGGCTCACGCAGGAGCTCGGCAAGCTGCTCGTGGACGCGAAGGACGTGCTCGAGGCGCAGGCGTTCCTCGACGGCGTTGCCGCGTCGAATCAGCCGATCGGGATTCTCGCCGCAACGGGAGGACTCCCCGCCGGGTCGAAGATCGAGACGGTGGGCTCAACCGCCTTCGCCCTCGCCGACTCCTACGCGCTCAAGGCTGCACTCCCGGCGAGGTTCCAGCCGAATGCAAGCCTGCTCGCCAACCCGACAACGCTCGACGTGATCTTCCGCCAGACTGGCCCCGGTTCCTCCGAGCCGGCAGTAATGCCGACACGTGGGGGCGCCTGGCTCGACAAGCCCGCGTTCGAGTGGTCGAACCTGGCGACCGGCGTTGGCGCCGGCGCCAAGACGATCATCTACGGTGACATCAAAGAGACCTACGCGATCGCCGACCGTGTCGGCATGACGGTCGAGTTGGTCCCGCACTTGTTCGCAACCGGCGCCAACCGGCCTAGCGGTTCCCGTGGCCTGTTCGCCTACTGGCGCGTCGGAGCTGCCGTCATCAACGCGGCTGCGGCACGCTTCCTGCAGATCAAGGCGTAACGCCATGACGCCGGAGCGATCGACGACGATCGTTCGGGCGCTTTTCGCCCCTCCTCGGCTCCTGGGTCGGGGAGCGGGCGAGACGCCTGGCGCGGTCAAGTCCGTGAAAGTGGTCGAGTATGAAGACGGAAGACACGCGACCATCACCGAGCGCGAACCGAATGCCGTTGCCGCGGTCACGCCGATGCCGACGATGGCCGGGCACTTCGCCGTCTTCAACACCTGGACAGAGATCAACTCGAACTTCGAGGGCAACTTCCTCGAGCGGATCGCGCCCGGCGCGTTCGGCAAGACGTTCGTCGAGAACCGCAACTCGATCCGGGTGCTATTCCAGCACGGCCGCGATCCCGTCGTCGGCGACAAGCCGCTCGGCCCGATCATCACGCTACGGGAGGACGCCCGCGGCGCCGCCTACGAGGTGACGCTGCTCGACACCACCTACAACCGCGACCTGCTACCGGCGCTCGAGGCCGGCCTCTACGGAGCCTCGTTCCGCTTCGCCGTGATGCAGGAGGAGCACCGCAAGTCGCCGGGTGCGTCCGACTACAACCCGAAGGGCTTGCCCGAGCGGACGATCCGTGCGGCCCGTGTGTTCGAGTTCGGCCCGGTCACGTTCCCGGCCTACGCGGGCGCGACCGCCGGCGTACGCTCGATGACCGACTGGTACCGCTCGACGTAAAGATCGTGCTGCGGGGCTTCATCGGTTCCTGGCAGCGCGTAGGGGCGGGCAGGGCAGCTCGGGTGTCTGGCCTGCTCGTCCCAACAAGATCGCGGCGCGGGCTTTCGTGTCAGTCAGCTCGTGGCGCGCAGGCGGCACCGAGGAAGAAGCGCGGCAAGTGAAGCTCCTCCTCATCTAGCAGCGGGATTGGTGTAGCTGGCAGAGCACTGTGAGTTTGTTCTCGACGCCGAAGAGTTCGCCTCGAACCTGGGCGATTTGGCCGGCGAGGGTGCCCGGGCTGCCTACATATGGGTTCCCGATCTTGTCTTGGATGTCCTTGACGCCGAGCCAGGTTTGCAATGGGTAGTTGATGGTGGGGGCCGCGAGCGCGGTTGCGCTTGAGCCGATGATGAGTCCTGCGGCGAGGGCGGCGAGGGTACGCATGGCGGGGTTCCTTTCCTGGGGGGTTGGAGTGTGACACGTCAGGTTCCTTCGGCGGCGTGATCTCAGGACCGTTGTGGGCGGGAGGCTCTTGCGGGGTCGATCCCGTCCGCCAACAAGATTCAAGCTCGTGCCGCTTTGCGGCACGCCGGCAGGCAGGGTCTCCGTTGCGGCCAGCAGTGCCCCTGCCTGCCAACAAGATCGCCCGTAGTGGGCGGTTCCCCTCTGGCGCACTCACCTCTCGGCCACCGTTGGACGCGGAAGGGAGAGGCGAGCCGCGCCGGGGACTCGACAACCAGGAGGCCAAGCGGTGACAGTGAAGTCGAAGCCCTATGCGCTTACCCTCGAGACGGGCGAGCGCCCGCACGTCATCCGCCGGGCATCCGGCGAGCTCGTGTTCGCCTGCGCCGAGCGCGACCTGAAACTAGCCCGCACACTCCTCAAGCGCCTGCTCCTGCCCGCCGCGGTGCTGCTCGAGCTCTAGCCCGAGCGCCGCGCCTCACGCGCTCACGGGCTTGCCGTTGCATAGTCGGTACCGGGACATACCCTCTGCAAAGCGAAGCGCCCACGCGCCCTGTACGCGCTCCTAGATTCGATGCTCCATCGTCCTAAGCAGGGAACGTCATGACCGAACAGGTCATCATCCGCACGAACGGCACCGAGCGCGTCGTACTCGACCTCGCCGACCGCGAGCACGGGCAGCTACTCGTCCTCGTCGAGCCCTGGTTCATCGGTCTCGTCAAGGAGGCGCTCGGAGACGACGGCATCGAACTCAAGCTCGAAGAGATCAAGCACTCCGGCATCCACGAGGTGCTCCTCCGCTTGAAGCCGCCGCGAATTTGACGGGGGGGAGGGGTCGTGACGGCGACTAGGTAATACGCACCGCTAACTCGCCGGAGATTTTTACGTACGCGCGAATTCAGTACGACGCCCGGTATTCAAACACGTACGAAACCAGGGGGGACGATGCCAAGAGGAGGAGCACGGCCGGGCGCAGGACGCCCGCCGAAGTCTGCGCGCGAGCACCGGCGCGACCGTACCAAGCCGCATCCGCCGACGACCGCACCGCTAGCCGAGAAGCTCGAGCGGCTCCGCATCCATCCGCTCGGCGCTGCCTGGCCCGGCAAGCCCGCCGGCTACGAGATCATGAGCGCGGTCGAGGCCGTCTGGACGGACGAGCTCGAGCAGGCGTGGAGCGGCGAGGACCGGCACGAGACGGCGAAGATGGCGGCCGAGAACGCGCTCGAGACCCTGTACGCCGAATGGCGCCGGCTCGACGGGCCCGAATGGGCCGCCGCGCAGGGCTATGACGTGGCCCTGATCGTCGGCGAGTTCCTCCGCGCGCCCGACGCCAGAGATCCTTCCTTCACGCTGCCGCCCGCGCTCGAGACCGTGGTCGGCCTGCTCGTCGACGGGCGCCTGCTCGCATGGCAGCGCGGCGAGCTCGAGCTCGACGACGACACGTTGGGAGGTTGCTAGTGCCGCGGCGCAACTGCAACGCGCTCGGCAAGCGCAAGCGGCGGAGCAAGCGCAAGAAGCGCACCGCCGCCGCCGGCGTGCGGCCCGCCGCTCGCCCGGCACCGGCACCGTCGAGCGCCTAGACGGCCCTCCGTACTAACCCGCAAAAAGTGTGCGGGTTTCCCGCAGGGAAAGGGTGCGGTGTGAGCGGACGGCAGTCGTACGATGGCCGCGCCGATGAGAGATTTAGACGACCCCGTAGCCCGTCCTCGTGTCACTCGCAAGGCCGCCCGGAGCGATCCTGGCTGCGGCTTCGACCCGCCCGAGGCTCCCGTCGAGGTTGCGCGCCGTTGCCTGGTGCGGGCCGTGGTGCGCTGCGGGGCGTATGCCGTGGCCTACGGAGCGAAACGGGGGCACCGTACCTACGCCGAAGGGCAGGCTTTAGCGGCGCTCCATGCGAACTACGCCCGGCTCCGCGCCGCGACCGCGTACCCGTACGGGTGGCTCCAAGACGAGCGGGACTTCCGCGATGTGGAAGAGGTGATGCGCCAATCCGAGCTAACGCGAAGGGGCACCCGACATGCTCAACGTGCGGACTACCTCCGTACAGGAAGCTGGCACTCCCGTAAGGCAGGGAGTACGGGGAGGCCGGTAGGTCGACCCCGGAGCGAGCTATCTACATCGTGGCTCGATCGGGAGATCCTCTCGCTGAGCGGTGGCTACACGCTCGACGACTTCCGCTCCTGCGCCACGAGCGGACGCCCATCTAGCAGGAAGCTACAGATCCTCGCCAAGCGCCGGCAGATCATCGCCGAGCTCGATCGCACGCCACGGATACACGCGCCGCTCACCGGGCAGCTACTCGCGCAAGCGTTCGGCTGCTCGCCGATGGCGGTCTCTCGAGACCGGGACGACCGAAACCGTTACGAAACTCCCCTAGTAGTGAGAGAGGAATCCATGCCCAGCACCGAGGCGCAGGCCACGCTCGAGCGGATCGCCGAGCTACAGGAGCGGTTCCAGGAGACGCTGGCGCGGATCGAGACGACCGTCGATATCGTCGCCGCGCGCTACCCGGACAACCCGCGCGTACAGGAGGCCGCCGACATCTTCCTCGCCTTCCGCTCGTCGCAGGCACCGCCGCCGGCGCTCCACCCGGTCGGCAGGCCCGAGCTCGAAGAGACGCTACGGGAGGCGGCATGAGCGATCCCGTTGCGGACGCCGGCATGGCGACACTGTGCGCGCTGCTAGTTCGACGGCGCCCCGGCTTCGAGTTCCGGCCTGTGCCGACGACGACCGCGCGAGCGCCGGGCGAGGGGAACGTCGTCGCCCTGCCAGTAGATCGCAACGCGCTCGCCGAGCGGGAGACCCTTCCTCGCGCCGCGTGAGACCGCCACGGTGTCGATCATCGAGAAGATCACCGCACGGCGCTCGTCGGTCGTGAGCGTCGGCCAGACCTCGGCGACGGGCTCGGTCGTAGACGGCGCGCTGGCGTCGGGAGTGCCGACTGCGTCCGCGAGTTCCTGCTCGACCGCCTCGAGCTCGTCGTCGACCCGGCGAAGCGCGCGCATGGCTGCGGCGACGCCGAGCGCCGAGACGTAGTCGGGATCCTCGAACGGCTCCCGCTTGACGCGAGCCGCTGCGAGACGATCGTGAAGCGCGCCGACATCGACGGTGACCGCTACCTGCTCGACCTCACGCGCCCCGAGCCGAGCGAGGACGGCATCGCTGACGAGCCCTTCGAGCCTGTCGGCCATCGCCGAGGTAGGCTGCTCGCAGACCCCGCCGCGGCAGCGATAGACGAGGTATCCGCCGCCGACCCTGTTGCGGTCGAGGGCGTAGCCGCAGGAGCCGCACCGGACGACGCCGGCGAGCAGGCTCTTAGCGCCGCTTCCCCCTGGCGCCGGGCGGTCACGCCTGGACGCGAGCGCGTGGACGGTATCGAAGGTCTCCCGCGAGACGATCGCCGGATGAGCCGCCGCCTTGACCTTGCCGGCGCCGCCGCGGGCCTCGCCGAGGTACGCCCGGTTGACGAGCAGGCGCGTGACCGTGTTCCGGTTCCACCGGCCGCGCCCGGACGGCCCTCCCGGCAGTAGTTCGTCGAGCAGGCGGGCGACCTCGCCGTACGGCGCTCCGCTCGAGCGCAACTCGAACGCCTGGCTAATCGCGTTGTGCTTCGCCGGGTCGAGCGTGAGAGGCTTCCCCTTCTCCCGCAGATAGCCGACTGGCGCCGGGCCGATGTGGACGCCTCGCTCGACCGCGCGTTGCTTGCTCGCCTCGAAGCCCTCCGCGCGTACGGCACGTTCCCACTGCGCGAGCGTGAGGAGCAGGTTGAGCTGTAGCTCGCCCATCGCCCCGCCCGCCGCGGACGTGTCGATCGAGCCCTCGACCGTCTGGACGAATCCGCCCGCGCGGTGGATCACGTCTAGCGTCTTGAGACCGCCGACGAGCGTGCGGGCGAAGCGGTCAATCCGCCAGACGACGATCCCGGCCAGCTTCCCGGCCTCGACCTCACCGATCAGGCGTTGCAGCTTCGGCCGTTCCATCTTCCCGCCCGACTCGTCAAGCTCGCGGACGACCTCGACGAGACTCAGACGGTGCGCGCGGCAGTGGGCACGGATCGCGTCCTCCTGCGCATCGGGCGACTGGAACGAATCACCCTCGCGCCCTGCGACGCGCGATACGCGGACGTAGCCGGCGACGAGCCTCATTCGTCCTCGCCTCCCTCGCCCCAATCGGCCGGGAAGTAGTCGCCGAAGCCCTCGAAGTCGATCGACTCGGCGAGCAGGTCGTAGTCGTCCTCGGGCACGTCGTCCTCGGCCTCGGGTCGGCGGGCGAGGCCGTCGAGCGCCTCGAGCCTCGCCGTCACCTCGGCGAACTTCCGCTCCATCGCATCGGTCATCGCCTCGAGCGCGGTCACGGCCGGCGGCTCGTGCGGAGCGAACTTGTGCTCCAGTCCGCTGATCGCATCGCCAAGGCGCTCGACCGCTTCTGCCTCGGGGTAGGCGGAGAGCAGTTTCGAGAGCCGGAGATATGCCTCCCACACCGGAACGAACGATGGGTGAAGTCCCATCTCCGGCTCAAGCGGATTCTCTGCCCAGGGTTCCCACGTCATGTCTTTCAACCTCCTCGAGTCGTTGTGACGGCTCCTGATTAGTCCCGTACGAGCGTACCACAAGTGGCTCTGCGCGCCGAAGGGCTCCGCGTTCCTCTGGGTGCGGCCGGAGCTGCAGGACTCGATCGAGGCGCTCGCGGTCGGCTGGGGCTTCGGCGAGGACTCGACGTTCCTCACCCGCAA